AGGACGATTGGGGCGGCTACCTTAACGGGAACTGGGATAGCGTTGACAACCTATTAGATGGTACAACGCCTGTCACTGGCATTGATATTAACTCAGGTACGTTGGACGGTGTAACGATTGGCGGCACGACAGCGGGTGCGGGTACGTTTACAACGCTGACAGCCAACACAAGCATTACTGGTACACTTGCAACTGCCGCGCAGCCTAACATTACGTCTGTTGGCTCGCTGACGTCGCTTGATGTTGCGGGTGCAATCACCAGCGATGGGCTGACTGTGGATACTGCTTTAGGCAGTATTTCTGCGACAGACAGTTCACTAGAGGAATTAGTAGTCAACGCATCTGGCTACACATCTATTGCAATTCATAGCGATAGAAATACAAATGGACAAACGCTTGGTTCCTTTGCAGGGTATGGCAAAGACAGTGCATCCTCTGATGTTCTTTATGGCCGAATGGCTTTTGAAATCGAGGCAAACACTGCTGGCACACACGATGGGTTGATTAGATTCCAGACTGTTTCTGATGCAGTTCCGTATGATCGCTTAAAGATCGCCTCCAACGGCGACATCAGCTTCTACGAGGACACAGGCACCACGCCAAAGTTCTTCTGGGATGCTTCAGCAGAACGCCTTGGTATCGGCAATAGCAGCCCTGCAACAGCTCTTGATGTCACTGGCACAATTACCAGCGATGGGCTGACTGTGGATGGGGCATTTCAATTAAACGGTGATATAACCGTTACTGACACTTCTGGCGATCCCTTTGTAAAGTTAGAAACCAGTGACCAAATTTATGTTATTAGAATAGACAATGATGTCTCAGATATCTTACAAGTTCGTGATATTACAAACTCTGCAAATAGACTTGGCATTGCCTCCAACGGCGACATCAGCTTCTACGAGGACACAGGCACCACGGCAAAGTTCTTCTGGGATGCGAGTGCTGAGAGTTTGGGCATTGGGACGAGTTCGCCTGATAAAGACTTGACCGTTTCTGGCGAGGTAAAAATAACAGGAAGCCTTCCAAGATTATTCTTTGATAATACCTCTGATGGCATTGGGGAGGTAGAGGCCATTGGCTTAACTGCTACAGACCTGCGTTTCGGCTACGCACAGGACAATATAGTCTTTAGGTCGAACTCCTCAGAACGCATGCGCATCGACAGCAGCGGTAATGTTGGCATTGGGACGAGTTCGCCTAATTATGCGTTGGACGTTGAAGATAGTGGGGGAGGGTTTATTAAAGCCAGCTTTGTAAGCACAGGCTCAACACACTCTTCTATTGTTTTTGACAACACAGGCTCTTCTGCGAACAGTGTTCGTGTCGGTTCCCAAAATAACGACTTTTATGTTCGCACCTCTGGCACAGAACGCATGCGCATCGACAGCAGCGGTAATGTTGGCATTGGGACGAGTAATCCCTTGTCTATTCTTCATGTCGGCTCTGGTTCAGATGCTAATGTTCCTATTACTTTGGCCCCTGCTTCTGGGGGTAATATTGAGTTTAGAAATACATCAAGCACAGGCTCATTTTCGTTTACAAATGCTAACGGCACAAGCGAAGCTATGCGCATCGACAGCAGCGGTAATGTTGGCATTGGTGTAACTCCTACTCGCCAGTTTCACATTCACGATGCAAGTGGGGATAATAACCTACATATTACAAATAGCACTACTGGAACTACTGCAACTGATGGCTTTAGTATTGTAAGTCAATCTTCTACTAATGACGTGCTGTTTAATCAGCGTGAAGCTGCAAACATTATAGTTTTGACCAGTGGTGCAGAACGCATGCGCATCGACAGCAGCGGTAACTTGCTGGTGGGGACTACTTCATCATACGGCGGTAAGGTAAACATAAATGGTAGTGGCTATACGTCAAGCGCAGCTGTTGAAATAAATGGTGCAGGAACAAACAACGCACGAAGCTTAGCCTGTAGCACAGCGTTGTTAACGTCATCTCACGGGATGATACAGCTTGGAACAGCGAACCCTGGAAATGGATATTTTCTAGCTTTTAGCGCACCAGATGGTGGTTACAATTACGCAATTCGTGGTTCTATTTCTTTGAGTGGCACATCGGTAGCCTATAACACATCCTCAGACTATCGCCTCAAAGAAAACGTGGTTAATTTAACAGGTGCAACAACACGCCTGAAGCAGCTTGAGCCAAAGCGGTTTAACTTTATCGCTGACGCAGACACAACAGTGGATGGCTTCATTGCGCACGAAGTTCAAACAGTCGTACCAGAGGCAATCACAGGCACAAAAGATGAAGTCGACGCAGAGGGCAACCCTGTCTATCAGGGCATTGACCAAAGCAAGTTAGTGCCACTTTTGGTTGCTACAATCAAAGAACTAGAGGCACGGATTACTGCCTTAGAAAACGCCTAAAGGAGAATAACTAATGGCAATCGCATACACTTGGTTAATCCCAACCGTAGAGCATGACACCGCAACGGGTGGCATTACCGTAATCCATTGGCGCTGCGATGGCGTGGACGGGGATCACTCTGCGTCTAGCTACGGCACAACCAGCCACACACCAGATGCCTCTGCGGCTGGCTTTATTGCTTACAATAGCGTAACAGAAGCCAACTGCATTGCATGGGCGCAAGCCCAAGTCGATAAGGCAGAAGTCGAGGCCGCAATCGCAGCCAAGATTGACGCTGACAAAAACCCAACCAGCGCAAGTGGAACACCTTGGGCATAACCTAATAGGAGATCACGATGGCAGATAAACAAGCAACGCCAATCACGATTGATGACAAAGACTACACCCTTGAGGACATGACAGAAGAACAGCAAGCAATGGTTCGCCATATTGCTGATCTAGACCGCAAGATCAACTCAGCGCAATTCAGCGTAACGCAAATGTCAGTTGGCAAGGATGCATTCGTAAATATGCTAAAGGCATCGCTGGAAGCGGAAGCAGAGGAATAATCCCTGCAACACAAGTAAAACGAAAGCCCTGCACAAGCGGGGCTTTTGCATATTTAACAGTATATGCTATATTGCAAGCAACGCGTTACATTATGAGGCAGAAATGGCCCTAATTGATCTAAATATCCCTGCTGGAATATATCGACAAGGTACCGATCTACAGTCGCGTGGCCGTTGGCGTGATGCAAACCTTGTGCGCTGGCATGACGGTATTATGCGTCCAGTTGGCGGTTGGCGTACCCGATCCAGTAACGCAGGCAATGCCCAGTTGCGCGGCATGCAGACTTGGGTGACAAACAATGGGGATCGCTACATTTCCTCTGGGTCATATAATAAGTTGTACGTCTGGTCAGAGGCTGGCCAGCAGTATGACATTACCCCAGCAGGCTTAACCGCAGGCCGCATTGATGCAGACGCATTCACTGGGTATGGCTACGGGTTTTACGGCTCATATGCCTATGGCGTTGCCCGTCCTGACACGATCAACATTGACCCAGCCACGTCATGGCACTTGCAGCCTTGGGGTGAATACCTGCTGGCCTGCAACTCAGACGATGGCAAAATCTATGAGTGGCAGCTAAACACAGCCTCAGCCGCAGCTGTCCTAAGCAATGCGCCAACCAGCAACAAGGGCATTGTCGTGACTGAGGAGCGCTTTCTGTTTGCTCTTGGTGCAGGCGGCAACCCACGCAAGGTACAGTGGTCTGACCGTGAGGACAACAACACTTGGACACCAGCAGCCACAAACGAGGCGGGTGATCTTGAATTGCAAACCTCTGGTGAGCTTCTCGCAGGCCACACAGTCAAAGGCCAAACCTTGCTGCTGACCACCCGTGACGCGCATGTGGCAAACTATATTGGCCCACCCTATGTTTACGGCATTGAGCGCGTAGGTACATCCTGTGGGTTAGTTGCGGCACAAGCCTGCGTTGTGGTTGATAACGGCGCAATGTGGATGGGCGTAAACTCATTCTATACCTATGGCGGCGGCTCAGTGCAGGAATTGCCCTGCGACGTGTCAGACTATGTGTTCAACGACATTAACCGCGCGCAGGTCAGCAAGGCATTCGCCATGTCAAACAGCATGTTTGGCGAGGTTTGGTGGTTCTACCCCAGCAGCGCATCAATAGAGAATGATCGCTACGTTGTGTATAACTACATTGAGAATACATGGTATATCGGCCAGCTTGACCGTACTGCTGGAATAGATCGCGGCGTATTCCGCCAGCCTTTGATGATGGATGCCGCAGACTTTAAGATTTATGAGCATGAGGTGGGTCTGGATTATGATGACCTAACGCCATATGCGGAGACTGGCCCGATCTACATTGCGACAGGTGATCGCGTGACAAGCATTGTCGAGATGATCCCAGATGAAAAGACGCAGGGCGACGTGAATGCCACGTTCAAAACGCGGTTCTATCCGAATGGCACTGAGCGCAGCTACGGGCCGTATAGCATGTCCAATCCGACAAGCATGCGTTTCACTGGGCGTCAGATCAGAATGCGCGTTGAGGGCAACCGATACACCGACTGGCGTGTTGGCATAAACAGGCTTGATGCCGTTTCTGGGGGACGTCGATGACGCAGCAGCAGCGCGCACCAGAGCCAAAAGGTAATGACTGGCAAGCATGGGGCCGCCGCCTCATGCTGTTCCTTGGTCAGACACGATCATCGCTTGTGCAGCAGACAGGTGATGAGACTGCTGCTGAGGATGGCATCATGATGTGGGATCGCGAAAATGGCTATCCTGTGGTGTCAAAGGATGGTGAGTTTCGCCAGATCGTGCTTGCTGATGGGTATGCGTTCTTTGGTCAGGATGCGGATATTACAGCGGCTGCGGCTGATACAGCGTACGCTATCACATATGATGCGCCACCAATGGCTGATAGTATCTCGCTTGGCACACCAGCAAGCCGCATTGTGTTTGAGGAAGGCGGCACATACTTGCTGGCTTTTTCTGCGCAGATCACATCAACGTCAGGCAGCACTGTCGCATTCCGATTTTGGCCGCGCATTAATGGTGTGGATGTTTCGGGCAGTACGATGGTTGCAAACTTGCATCAAAACAATGCCACAACCGTCATATCGCGCACGGCGATTTTTCAAGTTTCCGCTGGTGATTATCTGGAGGCAATGTGGGCGACAGACAGCACGTCAGGTTACTTACACGCCACCGCTGCAACGGTATATTCCCCCGCCGCGCCTAGCACGTCGCTGTCCATCACGAGGATCAGAGCATGACAGAGATTGAGCGCTGCCGCCCTTGGATTGAGGATGCGCTGGAGTATTCTGGCGGCACGCACATCTTTGAGGATATTGTTGACGGCCTTGCGTCTGGTAAGATGCAGTTGTGGCCAGCCCCAAAGGGGTGCATAGTTACTGAAATTGTGGTATATCCTAGAAAGAAAGTGCTGAACGTCTTTTTGGGTGGCGGCAAATTGGAACAGATTATGGATATGCATAAAGATGTGATAGCATGGGCGAAAGCACAGGATTGCGAGGCTCTGACTATGTATGGCAGATTTGGATGGAAAAAACCATTGGCAGAGTACGGATGTAAGCCGTTGCATATGTCATTTATTAAGGAGATCGAGTAATGGCTGGAGGCGGTTCACAGACAACATCTGTTGAAATCCCTGAGTACATTCAGGAAGCGGCAAAGCGCAATTTGAATAAGGCTGAGGATATTAGCCGTATTGGTTATGTGCCATACTATGGGCCAGACGTTGCCGCATTCTCACCGCTGCAAGAGGCAGCGATGCAGAACGTCGGCGGTCAAGCTGGTGCGTTTGGCTTGGCAACGCCTGCGGGCGGCGTAATGTCTGGCATGCCTGCCGCACAGGAATTTGCTGGTGGCGTTCGCGGATATTCCTCTGCGCCTCTGTATCAGCAATCCATTGACGAGCTTGCACGGCAGCGCCCAGCGCAGAAGTCGTTTATTGATAGCTTCTTTATTGATCCAATTACGGGGCAGTATGGCTCACGCGCAGGTACGCAGATTGACTACACAACTGCATATCCAGCAACGCCCGTTGTGACTGGTGATACTGGTGGCACAGGTGGTGCAACTGCTCCAGTCGTTACTCCGCCTCCAGTATATACCCCAGAAACAGACCCATATGGCCCAACCGTATCTATTCCAGATGTGATTGATGCATATGATACCCTGCCTGATAGCGCGCTACCACCAATCGTTACCGCGGCGGGCGGATTAGACCCACAAGTTGGGGATGTAATTAATAATGATGTTCTAAAGCAGCAGCAAAATGCGATTGTTAAGGAGGCGTTCCAAAATTATGGGGACGTACTAAACAACCCAAATCTAACGCCAGAGCAGAAAGCCGCAGCCAACCCAGCGTTTAATCCAGAGATTGCTTTGGCAAATCAGGATTATCAGGGTCTGACGTCTCAAGACTTTGCAACAGCAACAGGCGGGACATACCTTCCGCCAGAAACAGAAACTGGGCTGGGTCAGTTTGTTGGTGGCGGCACAGGCACAGACACTGGTTTGATTGGCGATCAGTACAGCATGGCGGGTCAGTCAGTATCATCTGCTGGTATCCGCAATATTGGCGGGGCATATGCGCAATCACCAGCGGGTAGCGGTGATCTAGTTGAAACACGTTACACCCCAGGGGTTGGGTCTCAGATTGTCTCTGTCACACCATCGGCAGATCAAATTGCAGCGGAGGCAGCAATGGGGCTTGATCCATTTGGCGGAGCTGGCCCAGATGTCGGCGGATACAACTTTGGATCAGACCTGACACGCAGCCTAACTGATCCAAACTATGACCCAGAGGGAACAGTTGTTTCCCGTGCGCTGGATGCATTGTTTGGCGGCATCACATCCGCAACGCCATCTGCTGGGCCACCCCCGCCCGCGTATGACCCTACAGCGAATGAAAGCGCCGCAAGTATCGCGCGACAAGAGGCAAAGCGTGCTGCTGACTTGCAGCAAATGGTGGCTGACCCAGCCGCAACTTTGGCGCAATATGATAGCGCAGATCGCGTTGATATTCAGCGTAAGATTGACGAGGTTCAAACCCTAAGCGCAGCACCGCGCCCGCCATCCAACCTAGGTAAGTATGGCGCAAAGGATTGGATTAAGGAAAACATGGGGGTCAGCGTCGATAAGAACGATGCTATGGATTACCTAAGAAACCTACAAGCTGACTGGGATCGGCTAAACAAGTGATAAAACATTACATGCCATTGATGGGCATTTGGAAAGGAAAGTAACATGGCAGGCGCAGCACCAGCACCAACAATGGCAGCACAGCCAACAGCGCAAGCAGGCGCAACATACCAGCCCGCGGCAATGGCTCCGCGGCAAGGCTTCAACGTAAACCAAGCAGCGGCTGGCGCATTGCAGGGCGCAATCGGCGGCACACAAGCTGCCATGCAATCCCCGCTGAATGTTGGCTCATACATGAACCCATACACCAGCCAAGTGATTGATCGCACGCAGCAAGACATTGAGCGTCAACGTCAAATGGCGATGAACACGCTGGGCGCGCAGGCAACTCAAGCCCGTGCATTTGGCGGGTCACGTCAGGGCGTTGCTGAGGGTGTTCTTGCTGGCGAATATGGTCGCATGGCAGGCGATATTGCGGCGCAGCAGCGTCAGGCTGGATACGGCCAAGCCTTGCAGAGCGCTATGGCGGATCGAGCCGCACGCGCAGGATATGCAAGTCAGCTTGGTCAGCTTGGCGGTCAAGCGTTTGGTGTCAGTCGCGACATCACCCAGCAGCAAATGCAGCAGGGCTTGATGCAGCAGGCAATGCAGCAGCAGTTGATTGATGCAGCGCGTCAGCAATACGCAGGCTACACAGGCGCACCACAGGCAGCACTTGCAGCGCCATTGGCTGCGCTGGGGGCAACTCCAAATCAATCAACGCAGACTACAACAAAAAACGCTGGCCTATTTGACTACTTGACGCTTGCAGCGCAGACAGTAGCGCTATCAGACATCCGCCTAAAGAAAAACGTGACGCCAAGTAGTGAAATTGGCGGCATTAAGTTCTACACATGGGATTGGAATGAAGCTGGTAAAAAACTAGCAGACCCAGCACAACCAACATTTGGCGTCATCGCTGATGAATTGCAGCAGACACACCCACACTTGGTATCGCGCGGCGGTGATGGATACCTGCGTGTCAATTATGCTGGTTTGGCTCATGAGCTGGAAAGCGCGGCGTAATGGCAACATGGGCTGACATACAGCGCGGTATCTTTGCTGGAGAAAGCGGCGGAGATTATGGTGCATTGTTCAACTATCAGAATCGCCCTGATGGGCAATTTTCGAATGTTGATCTAACACAAATGACCATTGATGACGCGTTGCAGTTTGCCGATCCGTCTGGCCCATATGCTCAGTACGTTAAGGGTCAGGTTGGCCGTGTTGCAACACCAATGGGTGCATATCAGGTTGTTGGCACAACGCTGCGTGCAGCAAAGCAGGGATTAGGTCTTACGGGTAATGAGCGCATGACCCCAGAGCTGCAAGACCGTATCGGTCAGTGGGTTTATGAAACACAAGGTACAGGCGCATGGGAAGGCTATAAAGGGCCGCGTGTAAAAACTAGAGAAGGTTCTGTAATGGACGACAATACTATGAATGCACAGAATGCTCAGGCTCAAGCCGCAGCAGCGCAAGCAGCCGCGCAAGAGCAAAGCGGGTCAGATAAGTTTCGGGAAGTTGCTGGCAACCTAGCAATCGCCTTTAACTCTATGCGTCTAAACCCAGACCCCAACATCGCATCTACAATCCGCGACATCCGCGACGCACGCTCAGAAAAGCAGGCTAAGAATAAAACCCTAGCTTATCTTGAGAAAATTGGGCGTAGCGACTTGGTTTCTGCGATTGAAGCTGGCCTATCCCCAAAAGCAGCTATCTCGCAGATGTTTACCGAAGCTGCTGAGTTGCGCGGATTTGAGCGTCAGAAAGAATTGGCTACATTTGAGGCTGGGTTGACTGCGCCTAAAGTTTCGGCGGCTGAATCCAAGATAAACCGCCTGATGGAGACAGGAATTCCACGCGAAACTGCAATCGCAATTGCTGATGGTCGATTAAGAGCAATAACAGACCCGCAAACTGGCCGCACATTGCTATTAGATATGGCGGCAACTGGCCAGCAAGTCGGTCAGGTATCTGAGCAGGTCGCTCAAGTTGCTGCCGAGCCTGATCAAGGTGGCATGTTTGAAGGTCTCGATATTAGAGAGGGGACTGGCGCACGCGGCTGGGCCAATAAGTATATAAACCTTGTTTCAGATGCTATAACTGGGTCTCAAGCCGCCCCAGAGGCCAGCAAAGTTAGCACCGCAATGAACGTTCTGGGTCTTGAAACCTTGGCTCTGGCAGATACGCAGTTTGCTGGAAAGCCTACAAACTTTCTGCGTGAGCGAGTTGAAAGCTCAATGGTCATCAAGCCATCAGAACTTTCAACTGGCCCAAGTAAGGCACGCGATAAGGCGGAAGTTGCCATTTCCCTACTTGAGCGATCCTTGCAAGGTGCAAGTGCCGCTCTGCAAAGCGAAACATCTACTTTAGAGCAGCGACGCAGTGCTGAGGCTGCAATACCTCAGATTCAAAGCCTACTGGCGAACTATAGGTCTTTGAAAAATGCACTTGATAGCTCCTTAAATCCACCATCGTCAATCTCAGCAGACCCAGCGGCTATAGATTTGATGGAATATCTCTTGCAGTCAGAAGAGAAAAACTAAAAGGGCGATTAAATGGCAGATTTAACATTTGAAAACGCACTGAAGGCAATGAAGATTGCTCACGATCAGGGCAATATTCAAGCCGCGCGTCAGATGGCCCAGCTTGCTAAATCGCTTCAGCAAAGCGCTGAGGTTGAAAAAGCGCAGTCTGAAAATGATGGATTCATGGCTCAAGTCAACAAGAACATCGCAGAGGGCGTAGGCGGATTGGTTGACTTTGTAAACCCATTCGACGAATACACAGGCTCAGCTGCCACTGGCTTGAAGAATGTCATGGAAATGGGTGGTATTAAGGTAGCCCAAGATGCTCCAGAGGGATTTGTGGAAAACTTGGGTGCTGGCATTGGCTCAGCTGCATCCGCAGTTATCCCAGTAGGCGCTGGTGCTAAAGCCCTGCAAGGCGCGCAAGGAATTGTCGGTCAGGTAGCAAGAGCAATAGCTCCGCAGATGGCAACAACTGGCGGTGTCGCGGCAGAATTGGTTGCAGGCGGCGCATCTCAGGCAGCTTCTGGCGCAGCCAAGGAAGCTGGGTACGGCGAGACAGCTCAGCAAATTGTTGGCCTTGGCGCTGGCCTTGGCGTAGGTGCTATCCCTATGGCTGCGCGTGCAGCGGTCACAAAGTCACCAGTCGCCAGAGGTATTGGAGCTGCTGTCGCGCCGTTTACTCAAGCTGGCGGCCGCCAAATTGCATCACAAAGAATGCAGGAGCTTGCTGGTGGGGCAGGTAGAGCGGCAGAAGTCGCGAAAAAGATAAAGCCAAACACAGAGCTTGGTTTGTCCCCAGCTGCCCAAACAAGTGAGCCTAAGTTGCTACAACTTGAGCGAGAGGCTATGCGGCGAGACCCAAAGGTTGCTGAGAAAATTAACACTCAGCGGTTTGAGTCTGAGATTGCAGCGCGCGATGCGCTTGAGATTCAGGGTGACGTAGCGGAAACTCAGGCATTCATTCAGGATCGCCAGAATAAGTTTGCCGACACTATTGATAACTACATCGCTTCTGCTCGCGCCTCTGCAAAGCAGAAAATTCCGACATCTGGTATGGATGAAATAGAGGCAAGCACCATTGTATCAAATGAGCTACGCGGCGCTGAGCAATTAGCAAAGCAACAGCAAAGGAAACTGTGGAGCGCAATACCGCAGGCCACGTCAATTGATGTGTCTGAGGCTAGAAATTACGCTCGCTCGCTCAAAAAAGAACTCACTAAATACAACAAAACAGACCTGCCATATGAAATTCAAAAATTCATATCCGCAACAAAGAAAGAGCCAGAGCAAACCGTAAAAGAGCTTAATTCTCTATATTCAACGTTGCGCGATACTGCCAGAAACGCATCTTCTGGCGACAGAGTTAATAGAAATAAGGCCAGAATAGCCAATGAGATGGCAGACGAAATCTTAAACGCGCTAGATGGATACGGCGGAGCTATTGGTGAGGCAAGAGATTTTAGCCGCATAATGCACCAAAAGTTCTCGCAAGGCACAGTCGGGGACTTGCTGAAGCGTAGTGTTCGCGGCGACTACCAAGTTGCTCCAGAGGTTGCGCTATCCAAAACTGTAGGTCGTGGTGGTGCAGAAGGTTTTGTCGCTCAGCGTGACATTGCAAATGCGCTTGCAGACGCACCAGACAGCGGAAAGGCTATCAACGCAACAGCAAACTACTTGCGTAATAAGTTCAATGAAACTGCATTTACAGCCGATAGATATTCTGAGGCTTCTGCCGCAAATTTCCTAAAGCGAAACAATGCGTTGCTTGATAAATTCCCAGATGTGCGTCGCGAGATAGATGAGGCTATTGCCGCGCAGTCTAAAGTAAAAACTGCTGAGGCGCGTGGTGCAGAACTTACATCAGCATTAAAGTCTGGGGTTACGTCTAAGTTTGTGCAGTCAAACCCAGACGCAGCAATACAGAAGGTTTTGCAATCTCAAAACCCAGAAAAATCAATGTCGCTTATCGTGGCGACTGCTAAGAAAGACCCAACTGGCAAAGCGATGGATGGCCTTAAAAAGGCTGTCTCTGATCTAATTATGTCAAAATCTTTCAAGCAAATTCAAGCACCTCGCCCAGTTGGTGACTTAACGTCTGAGTTGCGCGGCACTGCAATGTCAGAAGCGCTTGATGATAAGTTCATTTCTGCAATTGCAAGAAAAGTGTATTCATCCTCAGAGATGAACAGAATGAAGGTTATCTCGAAAGAGCTTCAATCTCTTGATAGCGCCCGCCTGCTCAGCGAAACTGGAACGCCTCTTGAGGAGTTTAAGCCAAATGTAATCACGGCAACAATCGGCCGCGTTCTTGGTGCTAGACTTGGTGCGCAGTTTGGTGGTGGTATGGCTGGGGGCTTGCAGTCAGCGCAAATTGGTTCGAGTCGGGTGCAGCAATTTTTGTCCAAAATAACCAATGATAAGGCGCAGCAAATGCTTCAAGATGCGGTAACTGACCCTGAGCTATTCAAGGCACTGCTTCTTAATGTTAATGTGCCGAATAACTTTGGTAGAATTGAAAAGACACTAGCGCCTTATATCGTTGGGGCTGTAGCTGGACAGGACAAGGAACAATAAAATGCAGCCAAAAGCAAAAGACACACGCGAAATCGAAGGTATCGTTCAGGATGCTATGGCGCAGGCTGTAGACTTTGTTGAGAGCGAAATCAGCCAAGACCGCATCAAGGCTCAGCGCTATTTCGATGGCGATGTAGACATTGGCTATGAGGATGGCCGCAGCAAGGTGGTTGCGACTAAGGTGCGCGATACCATCCGCGCAGTTAAACCAAGCCTAATGCGTGTGTTTATGTCTAGCGCGCGTCCTGTTGAGTTTGTGCCGCGCGGCCCAGAAGATGTCATGATGGCAGACCAAGCCACAGAATACATGCACTATGTGTTTAACCAGAATGATGGCTATCGTGTGCTGAATGACGCGTTCCATGATGCGCTGGTGAAAAAGGTGGGTATCGTCAAGGCATACTGGGAAACCAAGTATCGCGCTGAGATATTCACATACAGCAACCTTACAGACGAAGAATACACGCTAATTGTGTCTGACGATGATGTGACTGTGCTTGAGCATAGCGTCATCACAGGGCTAAGCATGGATGAATTTGGCATGGAAATTGAGATGCCAATCCATGACCTAAAGATTAGCCGCAAGATGCCAGAAGGCAAAATGCGTTTTGAGAGCGTACCGCCAGAGGAGTTTTTCGTAAACTCGCAAGCCCGCAACATTGATGACGCATACATCGTAGCACATCGCACAGAGATGCGTGTCGGTGAGCTTGTCGAAATGGGCTTTGATTTTGAGGAAGTCGTTGATCTGGGCGGTATGTACGGTTCAGACGATATGACCGAAGCAGAGATGATTGAGCGCCAAGGTTTCGCTCAAGATGACTACGATGATGAGCCTGCTGACCCATCAATGCGCCTTGTTGCTGTAACAGAAGCCTATATGAAAATTGACGTAGATGGCACAGGTATCCCCGTTTTACACCGAATGATTTGCGGCGGAACAAGCTATAAATTACTAGATTTAGAGCCTTGGGATGATGTGCCATTTGCCGTATTTGAGGTTGATCCTGAGCCACACACGTTCTTTGGCCGCAGCCTTGCTGAAATCGTTATGGACGATCAAGACGCAAGCACAGCCATTTTGCGCGGCGTGTTAGATAACGTCGCCATGACGAATAACCCACGCATTGGCATCGTAGATGGCGCGGTAAACATTGATGACGTCATGAATAACGAGATTGGCGCAATCGTGCGTATGCGTCAGGCAGGCGCTGTGCAAGAGCTAACAGTACCGTTTACTGCTGGTCAGACGCTAGGCGCATTGACCTACATGGATCAGCTTGTTGAGAATAAAACAGGCGTATCCCGTGCCAGCATGGGTCTAGACCCAGATGCGATGCAGTCAACAACCAAAGCCGCTGTGCAGGCGACAATCCAAGCGCAAGCTGGTCAGGTTGAGGTCATGGTGCGCAACCTAGCAGACGGCATGAAGCGCTTGTTTAAGATCATGCTAACTTTGCACGTCAAGAACACAGACGAAGAGCAGATGATGCGCCTGCATGGTCAATTCATGCCTGTCGATCCGCGCGTCTGGAATGCTGATATGGATGTGACCGTGAATGTTGGTCTAGGCACAGGTCGAGAAGAAGAAAAGATGATGGCCTTGCAGCAGACGTTGCAAATCCAGCAGCAGGTTTACCAGACATATGGCCCATTTAATGGTATGGTCAGCCTGACGAATATCCGCAACACGCTGACTGACCTGATGGCAGCTGCTGGTATTCGCAATTCTGACCGTTATTACGCACCTATCACGCCAGAGGTTGAGCAGCAGTTACTCATGTTGCAGCAGCAAGCACAGGCTCAGCAGGCGCAAGGAGCATCTGATCCAAATGCTGCATTCTTGCAGGCTGAGCAAATCAAGGCGCAAGCTAAGATGAATACAGATATGGCTAAGCTGCAACTAGATGCGCAAAAGGCTATGGCTGAGGATGACCGCAAGCGAGATCAGATGGCGCAAGACCTGCTGGTAGACGCTGCAAAGGTATATGGGCAGTATGGCACTGCGGTAGATGTTGCTCGCGTTAAGGCGGAGCAAGATAAACTACGCACAGTCGCAGGTATTGCGCAAGGTGGTGGAGTATGAGAGAGTTAAGAATACAAGCTGATGAAGCTAAGCGTTTGAAATCAGACACAGCTTTTCAACAGTTTGTCCAAGATGTCCGCGAAATGCAGATGAGCATTTTCGCTGACAGTGAGGCATCCGAACTGGATGTCAGAGAAGAGGCGCATGCAATCCTGCGTGCGTTAAACCAGATCGAAATGCAGCTTGATGCAGCTATATCAGCGGAGCGCATATTAGATCGCAAGCAGAGGAACTAGCACCGTGGAAGCGACTAGCCTAGAAAATGCAGTAGACAGTCTACTGTCACCAGAAGTTGGCGGAGAGCCAACACAAGATGATAATCTGCGTGAAGCTGCGGATGCTATGGTTGAGCCAACTCAGGACGCTGAGAGCGAAGCTGTAGATGAAGCAGAAGAGGATGCGGATGTCGTTGCGGCGTCTGACGACGATGGCGAATATGCCGAAGATGATGATGCAACTGAATATACTGACGAAGTAGAAGCCGTTGAGGATGACAGCGAGGCTTTGTTTGACGTTACTATTGACGGCAAACCAGAACGCTGGACCCTTTCCCAACTAAAGCAATCTGCTGCGGGTCAGGGCTATATTCAGCAAAAAATGCGTGAAAACGCTGAGACTGCAAAGCATATCGAAGCGGCAAAAGCGCAACTAGCTCAGCAGCAAGAGCAAGTCTTGCGTATGGCTCAGCAATTCCAACAAGGCGGGTTACAAGCACCTACCCCACCATCTAAAGAGCTTCTTGAAAGTGACCCTATTGGGTACATGGAAGAGAAGGTGAAATATGATGAGGCGGTGCAGGAATACAACGCTAAAGTTGGGCAGTTACGACAGCTGCACCAGCAACGGCAGCAGCAACAACAAGCACAACAGCAATCCTATCTGCAAGAGCAGGCTCGCCTACTTGCAGAGGCAATTCCTGACATTGTTCATCCTGAACGGGGTGAGCAGATCAAGAAGGGCTTAATGGATACTGGCGTGGCCTATGGTTTTAGCGAAGAGGAAATGGCTAATGTTGCCGATCATCGCTATATCCGCGCATTGAATGATGCTCGCAAGTGGCGACAGCTGCAAGCGAACAAGTCCAAAGCGCAATCCAAGGGCGAAAATGTCAAACCTGTAGTAAAAGCTGGCGCTAAACGTAGAGGCGATGGTCAAGCTGCGACTCGCAGAAAGGCGGAGAACGAACTCCGCAAGAAAGGATCAATAGATGCCGCACTGGGTCTAGTGATCAACCCCAATCTTTAGTTAGGAGACTACTACTATGGCACAGCCATCAAATACTTTCGACTCATACGATGCCGTTGGCATTCGTGAAGATCTGTCAGATGTAATCACAAACATCTCGCCAGAAGAAACACCATTCTACACCAAAGCAAGCAAGTCACGCGCTCGCAACACTTTGCATGAATGGCAAACAGACAGCCTGCGCGCATCTGCTGCAAACGCTCACATCGAGGGCGACGCAACTACAGCAGAAGCACGTTCAGCGACAACTCGCTTGGGCAACTACACACAGATTTTCAAAAACGCCGTTGTCGTTCCTGACACCGACGAAGGTCTGGATAAAGCGGGTCGCGCACGCGAAATCGCCTACCAAACTTTGAAAATCGCAAAAGAGCAAAAGTTGGACATTGAAAAAGCATTGTTCGACAACAACGCTCGCGCGGCAGGTAACTCAACAACTGCTCGTGAATTGGCTGGCGCACCAGCATGGTTGACTTCAAACACCTCATTCGGTGCTAACGAAGGCGCAAACCCAACTGGTGACGGTACAAACGCGCGTACAGACGAAACAACAACTTTGCTGGCATTTGACCAGACACGTTTCGACACTGTTATGCAGTCAATCTGGGAAAACGGTGGCAACCCTGACACAGTTTATCTGTCAGCGTTCCAGATGAACAAAGCGTTGGCCTTCACAGGTAACAACAACCAGCGTTCAGCAGTACAAGCTGGCGATGAGCGTGTTATCAAATCCTTGGCAGTTTATGTAACTCCTTGGGGTACTGTTGAGTTCATGCCATCTCGCGAAAACCGTTCTCGCGACGTATTCATCATGCAAGACGATATGTGGGAAGTCGCAACACTGCGTCCAACCAAAAACGTTGCGCTGGCGAAAACAGGCGACAACACAACTCGCCAAGTTGTCACAGAACTTACATTGGTATGTAAGAACGAAGCTGCAAACGGCGGCATCTTTGACAACACAACATCATAATTGATGTGAGTTAAGGGGCGGGAAACTGCCCCTTTTCCTTACTTTTTGGAGAAAGTAATGAAAGTTCTTATTAAGTACCGCAGCCTATCCACCAGTAAAGGCATTATGAAAAACGGTGACATCGTTGATTTGCCGCGTGAAGAGATTGATAAAATTTTAGTTACCAAATCTCTTGCGATTGAGATTTTGCCTGAGTTACCGATTGCTGAGCCTAAGAAAGCGCCAGCAAAGAAAGCCCCTGTGAAGCGTAAGCGTGCGCGAAACACAGATGGCACTCTAAAGGGCGATGACCCATCCACACCAGACGTAAATGAGGCTTGGGAAGATGGCAAATTTATCAAATAAAATCAGCGAAAATATCACCTTTGATGGTGATAAGATGATTATCAAGAAAACCTATGACGCAACTGCGGCGCTGAATGATGCTGCCCATGCGCGCGAGGTTTCACCTAATGCATTCGCCTCAGACTACAAACACGTCGGCAATGTGGACATGGCATTGGTAAATATCTGGCTAAAAGAGGCTGGAGTGCAATGGACTGATACACAAGCTGTCAAAGATGTGATAAAAAGGAAGTTAATGAGTAACGAATACCAAGCCTTGAGAGTTTGGGAAGGTAAGTGGTAATGGACTTAAACTTTGACTTGATAAACGCAGTCGTGCAGTGGATCATCCTGCCTATTGCTGCATTCGTCTGGATTATCTATCAGCGTCAAGGCGATCACCACACCGATATTGCTGTTCTGAAAGCCCAGCATGAGGCCAATAAGTTGGCCCATGACCGTGAAATGAAAGAGATGAAAGAAACCATCAAAGCCATTTTCACCAAGCTGGATACAATAGAACAAGCCCTGAGAAAATGAGATGTTGCTGATATTGGTTCATGTGGTGTTTACGTTTGTGAACACACCGCATGGGCCAGCACCAGCAATAGTCTGCATTTATAAATCACCCGAAATAGAGTATGATGTACACATAATACAGCCGCCGTGGAAACCTTGTGCGGATTTTAGGAATGTGTGATGGCCATCTTAGAGAGCATAGCGGCAGCAAACGCTGCATATAGCGTGATAAAAACCGCGCTGGGCAACGGCAAGGAAACTGCTGGGCTGATGTCATCGATTGGCAAATTCTTGGCAGCAGAAGAAGATATTAAAGAGGCCGTCAAGAAAAAGAAAAGCAGCCCAATGACTGCAATCACTGGTGGCGATGAGGGTGACTGGGAGGAATTTCAGGCGCTTGAAAAGATCAACCAGCAACGCCAAGAATTGGAAAGTTATTGCCGCTTGTATGCCCCTGCTGGCACTTGGGATCGCTGGATTGCTTGGCAGAACGAGGCACGCAAACAGCGTTCCGCCGCAAAAAAAGCGGCGATAAAAGCGCAGCAAGAGCGCATGGAAAAAATACAGGTCGCCACGGGTATCATACTTGCCATCACGTTCGCCGTGCTGGGCATCTACTACTTGGGCGTTTACATGGAGAAATGGTAATGAAAGTAACACCAGAATGGCTGGACAAATGGCGCATTTGGCCGCGCATGATTATCACCCTGTACGGCATCGCGTTCTATAACACCACGGTGTGGTTCATGGAGTTGCCTGACCCCAGCAACGCGCAGGCTGGCTTTGTATCGGTGATCGTCGGCGCAGGCGCAGGGTTTTTCGGGATATACGTTAATGGTAAAAACACTCATACTATCAATCACACTACTAATAACTCTGAGCGGCTGTAGCAGTGGTGCTTTGTCTTTACTTACTGGCGGTGGCCCTAATGTTGCCGCCAACACACAGGTGGGAAAAGAGAACTACCAAGGCGTTACAACAAACGTAATAACGCAGCCTGAGTTACGCCCAGAGGGGCCAGTTGATACGGCAATCCAAGACAACAGCACAAACACAAACATTCCATTCTGGTTTTTGGTTTTGTTTGCGCTGGGCTGGCTGGCACCTAGCCCACAGGAAATAGGGCGTGGGTTTTATAATTTACTTGCAGCAATAAGGAATAAGACATGAGCTTCAAACTATCACAGCGCAGCCTAGATCGACTGGAAGGCGTGGATGATCGCCTTGTGGCAGTCGTTAAATACGCAATCGCCGTCACCAAAGTAGATTTCGGCGTAACATGCGGACTACGCACAATCGAGGAGCAGCGCGAGCTGGTCGCCAAGGGCGCATCTCAGACAATGCGCAGCAAGCACATTGATGGTCATGCTGTTGACTTGGCGGCCTACATTGGATCTCGCGTGTCGTGGGAATTGTCGGTCTATGATGACATTGCAGATGCGATGAAAGAGGGTGCGCAGCAAGTCGGCCTGCCGATCCGCTGGGGTGCAGCATGGAACATCCCCGACCTACGCGAATGGCAAACTACATCTGAGGCTGCAATGAACCACTACATTGACACACGCAGGGCAGAAGGCCGTCGGCCATTTATCGACGCGCCACACTTTGAGATAGCATCATAACGTCATAACGTCATGGATATATCTAACATTGATGTGGGGCGTGCTGGTGAGTTTCTGGTAATGTCCCGCCTGTCGGCGCTGGGCTACTATGTAGTCCACTCAGATAGCTATAGCGACGATGTATGGATAAAGCTGCCAGACGGCAAGCTATACACCATACAAGTAAAAACAGTCACTGAGCATAAGAAGCGCGGCGTAAGGTCTGGCCAAAAATACACGTTTGTATGCAAATCCAGCGCAGCCGATTTTTTTGCGCTGGTGGCGCTAGATCAGGAGCGCATCATGTACAAAACCCACCAGCAGTTCAGTACTCAGACGCTGCGGGTTCATAGAGACAAATTCACAAGGGAGGCTGAACACGACAGCCTCCTTTTTTGTTTAGACCAAGTTGCGGATGTCACCACGACTAATGCCGATGTCGTGTAATTCACGGTCTGACATTTTATAAAGCTGGGCTTGGGCGATTTCTCGCTCATGCTTCTTGGCGTAGTACGCTGCAACGCGTTCGAAATATTTAATAATGCGGTTCATAATGTTATCCTGCGGTTACACGCACGCTTTATATCACATGCTGCAATGCAGAATTATTACAAAATCGGAATACCCGCTATGCTTAGTGTATTAGACCTGTCACGCCTGACTTGCTTTCATTTAACTGGCCGAAACGAAAGCTGGTGCAGCCTCGCCTACAAGTCACAGGATCGGCATCGTGGCTGGCGTTTGTTCGTCAAAGTGATGGGCGAAAAACATTGTGAAAAAAGTTACATTCACCACAATAAACCTATTGAACCTGACGCATGATTTGGTAAAACAGCATCCGAGGGGCGTTTCCGCTACAACACTAACCAACGCAAATCACGGGTATTGCCGAGGCGCGGTTGGACGCACGCTAAAAGACAAGATTATAGTCCGATGATCTAATCTATAATCTGCGCCCCTCACGAACACCGTGGTTTTTGTGGTATCCACATTCTATCTCAGCATTTTTTCTTGCTAATACAGCATCACTTTTGTTATCGAACCGACCAAGCGTAAGCCTTTTGCCGTTCACTTTAATTTGTGCGCACCATTTCCCGCGCGTTGCGGAAAAATACACACCTATAACCCCAGACGTATTATCTGACGGTAATTTTGTATTTTGTAGATTTTGGGCGTGTGTGACTTCACGCAAATTTGTAATGCTGTTGTCTGATCTGTCCCCATTAATGTGGTCTATGTAATCTGGGCAATACCCATGGACTATCGTAAAAATAATTCTGTGAGAAAAAAAGGTTTGTCTATCTATCCCAACTTGAAGATAACCGTGCTTGGTAAGCATTCCAGCACTTTTACCAGCTAGTCTAGCGTTGACTATTTTATGAGCTGTATCTGTCTTAAAATGCGATCTTGGCCGCGGTTTCCATATTAATGCCCCGCAGTTCTGATTGTAGTCAAAGCATTGACGTAAATATTCGGCTGATGGTAATTGTTTTCTATTCATGGCGACACTCCTTTTGTCTTTGTCGTCGTGGTGGGCGCGGTGCTGCAACGCCGCGTCCGTTCATTCTGCCATTTATTTATGGTGGATGCAACCACATGAACTATAGTCCGATGATCAACTATGTTCGCGCCCCTCACGATATTCATATATCTATATTGCATCGCAGCACTCCCCGCGCTGGAAGTCACAGCAGTCGCAATAAATCACATGCCGCGAGATTTCCTCAGAATATGGGCATGGGTGCGTTTCTTGCTTACCCTTGCACTTGTCCTCTTCGTGGAATTCAAGGCAGCTCTCGCAGTATTTTTCTTCATAATTCATCATTCTTTCTCCTTGATGTTGCGGCCCCGCGCATTACATGCACTACAGGGCCAGTGGTATTTGTTTCACATTTTTAATGTTGATCCGTTTTACGATAATTGAACACTGGCCTGTTTTTCCTACCTTGACTTCGGCTTAATCAAATCATCACGCGGCAGACTTTGGCTCTCGATATTGTAGTCAATCTGCGTAATCGTGATGCACAGGATGTTTGCGATTTGCTCTTTGGTATATCCATCCTGCATTAGGCAATTTATGGCCCACGCTCGAATGTTCACTTTCTTGCCCGTTGGCTTAGGCGCAGGCTTTTTGACAGGCTCAGGCTGTAGCAACTTTCGAACGTATTCAGGATTAGCCTGCAATTTCATCATGGCACCCAGCTCTGTCTGGGTCGGTGGTCGGCCATACATCTTGGTGAATGTGTCTGTGACGTTTACCATTTGTCTATCCCGTATCGTCTAATCCAGTCTGAAACGGCCTGCCTGCTGATTTTCAGGTGCGCAGCAATGTCGCTTAGCTTTGCGCCGTTCCGCAGCATATCGCGGATGATGCGTGCTTTCTTGGGCAGGTCGCCTGCTGGGAATTGCCTTAGCCCCTCTGCCGCCAGAATGCGCGACAGAGCGTACTTAGACAGCTTCAAGTCTTGCATGATGTGGTGAAATTTATCCCCAGCACGAAAGCGCCGTGCAGCCTCTGCGTGCTGCTCTGGGTCAATCTCTACAGGCTGGCGCCCGCCATTTTGGACAGCTTGCTTGCCTGTGGCGGTTTCCATGCCCCACACCTTGGTGGCGCGTTTGTTTTCCATATCAGCGAATTTAGGCATGTGGCGGATCATCAAATCTTCATAGACGGGCGAAAAATGGTCAATCATTTATCCAACCCCAAGTTGCGCTCCAGCATATCCAGCAAGGTCAGGCACTCGCTGCTGTCGTGATGGCGCAGACTATTACTTGCCTTCTGGTCTAGCCGCATGACCTCAATCTTGCGGCGCAGGCGCTTGATGATCTGCTGCACAGTTTCGATCTTACTAGCATCCATCAGGGTTGCGGGTTCTAGGTTCCATTTTGCCATTATTCTGCTCCCTGTGGTCTTAGTTTCGGCACCAAAGACGTACACAGATATGTGCAATCTGTGTCGTGATTAATCGGTGTCCAATCGTTATCGTCAAACCCTTGGCATTGCGGTGCGTGATCCCAGATGTCGTATTGTACTACAAATGCAATACAATCATTGTATGACCTGAATTGCATCGCCGCCACATAGGTGTTGCTGGCGCTACTTGGGGCCGCTGAAATCACACTCAGGGCGCTCGCCATAAGAAGTATAGCCTTGTTCATTTTGTAACTCCTCAATTGCATATTTATAGTTCTTGATGCGCATCTCGATATGGCATAGTTCCTCGCTGACCCAGCTTGGCCGTACGCCACAGTATTTGCTCAGCAGATCCTGAAACTCTTGCTCTGCGCGTGTCAGGCATCGCTGGAAATGTTCTATGCTGTCGGTCATTTTGCTTTCCTCTTTATCCATAGCAACTTGCCAGACTTTGTGTAGACATGAATCGGCAAGTTGTATTCTTTCGCTGCCTCTAAGGCATCGGCTCTTGATTGGTAGTATGATTTATCACCAGCACTGCGCTCAAATTCATCAACTGGCATAACTCCCCATTGCTCCCAGTCTGGATGGTAAAAGATTTCAATATTTATCATTACTCACCCTCACTTATTTCGCCGCCAATGGCAGCATATCCAGCAGCATCTAGCCATGAATCCAGATGACGCGGGTTCCCTTTAATGCGCGCTACCTTCAGCAGCATCATCATGGCGCATACGTCATGTTCCGTGATGTCACCCCCTAAGTATGCTGACCACATTTGCGCAATCGTGCCAAAGCTATCCTCTGCGCCGCCATGCGTAGCTGCGCGATCCATAGTGATGATGTGTTTTGCTGTATCTAATATGTCTTGTCGTTTCAAAACGGTGGCTCCTCATTTGGTGTTGTTGGTGTCCACACAACGCGGACACCGTGCATTTGATATATGAAATCAGTTAGAATTGATGACCACATTGTGGGCCTCATCTAAAGCACGCAAGCGCTTGAACGCTTCCTCTGCCATTTCGCTGACATTCTTATCTGCGGATATACGCCCGTATATACGGAGCGTATCAATAGCAGCCTCAACCTCTAACGCAGCTTGGTTGTACTTTTCAAACTTAACTTTTGTCATTTTAGCCTCTTTTTGTTGTTGACTGGTATCAAAGTAATTGCTAAAAGATACCAAGTCAATAAAAAAATTAACACTGAAAGGAAAATAAAATGGCAGCAACAAGGGCTACAGTTATTCGATTGCGTGAAGAAGTTCACGCAGCAATGGATGTTCTGAAAGATCGCACGCGAATCAGCAAAAGCGTTCAGGCAGAGGAAGCAATCAGAGAATACCTAGCAAAGCGCGGCATTGTTATTGAACAGCCAGAGGTTGACTGATGGTAAATTCGCGTAATAAGGGCGCAAGTTTTGAAAGAACCATAGCGAAGATGCTATTCGATGAACTTGGCCTAAACGCTAAGCGCGACATAGAACAGTATCGCGCAGCAGATCATGGTGACATTATATGTGACGATGACAGCTGGCCTTATGTGATTGAGTGCAAGCGTTATGGCGGCAAGAATTTCACATTTCAGGCTGAATGGTGGCGGCAGGTAGAAAAGGCGGCTAATGCTGCTGGCAAGGAACCCGTGCTTATCTATAAGTATGACCGTCAGCCAATCACGGTGGTAATGCGCTTAGCGCACATAATGAATGACGGCGCACATCATGAGGAGCTTGTGCGTATGGATTGGGATGCTTTTGTATATATCGCAAGGGAGAATTGGGATGGATAAAGAAAGTTTAATTAAGTTTGGCCCAAGCAACACTGGGCATTCGCTTGGCGATCTAAGTCAAGTTGTGGCTTGGTGGGCCTTAGATGGTGATAATGTCAGGCTTGAATATGAGGATGGAACGGAAAAATACATCGTCTGCAATCATGATATTTTCCGCAGATTTTTCGACACACATCTAAGATCAAGATATGAGGGTGGCAATGATAGAGATTAACACAGAGCATATGCGATGGAAGCGCCCCCTCAGAGCAGTGTGTGGCGATAGCGTAAAATTCAGGGACAACATCCAAAACTTTCGCAGAGTTGGGTTTTCCATTGAAAGAAATGGGTATCCATTACTCGAAATTTCTGGGTCACATGCACAAGACATGCTGATTGCCTTTTTGAATGATGCAACGGACTTTCACTTAAAGCAATTCATGAAGGGCATACAGGAAGAATTAGATATTCGAGAGTCGCGCAGGGAGCGTAAAGAATGACACACATTGACTATGAGATGTCCAACGAGGACTACCACAACAAGGAACTGCATCCGCACATCAGTTCAAGCGATGTAAAGGAAGTAGCGAAAACCAGCCCATTACATTGGGCATTAAAACAAGGTAAGCCACGCAAGGAAACACCTGCAATGCTGAAAGGCACTTGCATTCATGCGCTGATCTTAGAGCCTGAGAAAGACCTAATCACCACATATGATGGCATTCGGCGCGGCAAGGAATGGGACAAGGCGAAGGCCGCAGCGGATAAAGCTGGCAAGGTAATCGTCAAGCCTGCTGAGCTGGATGAATACAAGGAAATCGCAGCGGCAGCATTCGAGACTTGCCCAGAGTTACACGAATTTATCAGCCAACCAAACTTTGTGGCGGAAGCAAGCATATTTACGCAATGCGATGTCACTGGGTTAAAAATCAAGGTTAGACCTGATGGCCTGCTCATGCCGCAAGAAAAGGGCGAGAAGGCAATCGTGCTTGACGTAAAGACAACTGTTGACGCAAGCCCAGAAGGGTTCCCGCGACAAATCAACAAATATGCGTATAGCATTCAAGCGGCGTTTTACATGAATACCTTGCGTTGCGCTGGCATTCCCTGCGACACATTCATATTCGCAGCGGTAGACGGCGAAACAGGCATAACGGTTCTACATGAACTATCTGAAATGTACCTCAAATATTCTGAAAATCAGATGTATGAGGCCATGCATAAACTTGCGGAAGCTAAAGAAAGCGGCAAGTTTGACACGGGCTGGTCAGGCGTGAATACTGTCCACCTACCATCTTGGCTATCAAGTGACGATAGCCACCCATTTTAAGAGAGGGAAAACCTATGAAAATCACAAACCAAGGCGAAATTTTCGACAACGTAACGGTACGCTATCCGCGTATCAATCGCACATATCGGTTCGACAGCGTAGAAAACAAAACCGTGCCATGCGATGCGCTAGAAGATGGTGCAGCATATGAGTTAAGTTTTGAACTGGACAAAGCTGGCGCGATTGAATTGCACAAGCGCTGCATGGAAATCTACAATGCGGCAGCAAGTGCAGACACAAAGCGCAAATGGAAAGAAAAGCCGCAATACCTGCCATACCGCGAACCAAGCGAGGAAGGCCAGCCATTCATGGTAAAGGCCAAGCTAAAGGGTGCATATGGCGCAGATAAAACACGTCCACCGATGCAGAAAGATGCGCAGCGTAAAGACCTGCCAGAGGATTTCATGCTAACATCTGGCAGCAAGTGCAATGTATGGGGTGTTTTATTCGCGTATAACACAGGCGCAGTATCAGGCGTATCTTTCCGCTTGAAAGGCGTACAGGTGCTAGAACTAGCTGAGATGCAAGGCGGGGATGATCCATTCAGCGAAACATCAGGTTTCACAGGTAATGCGTCAAGCACGCCAAGCGCGGCGGAAAGCGATCCATTCGGGTTGCCACCTGCCAAACCTGCTGCACCTGCGGCTTCACTTGAACTAAGCGACGAAATTCCGTTCTGACAAATACCCTTTTTAATTAAATCAATGTCTGCTATGGTTAGTGCATCTACAACAGACAAGGAGTTGATTAAATGAAAATCTGCAAAAAGTGCGGGGCTGAGAAGCCCCTCACAGAATACTACAAGCACAAAGGCTTTGCGGACGGGCATCTTAATAAGTGCAAGGATTGCGCGAAGTCGGATGCCAGAAAGAATAGGGACGACAAATTGGAATATTACCGTGAATATGACAGGATGCGTCACAGAGATGATCCAGAGCGTAGGGCATATAGCCATGCGCAATCTGCGGCTTGGCGTAAAGAAAATCCAGAACGTCATGGCGAGCTTGTCAGGTCTTGGCAGGAGCGCAACCCAGAAAAAAGATCAGCCCATATCAAGGTGGGTAATGCGATCAGGTCTGGCAAGTTAATCAAGGGTTTATGCGAAGTCTGCGGATCAAGCAAGGTGCATGCGCACCATGATGACTACAGCAGGCCCCTTGACGTGCGCTGGCTTTGCCCTGAACATCACAGTTTAGAGCATAGCACGCGGAAGTAAAAAAATGCCCCGCATGATAAGTGCGGGGCAGTTATTTCCTACAGGGAGAACGTAGGAGAGACAAAAAAGAGGCGAACCAATGAAAGGCTCAACAACATGGTACAATATAATGGGTTTGACAGCAATAGCAACACAGCATCTTGGGATAGCTACGCGCAATCTATCATCACCCAATATAATCTTAAAAAAATCTCAAACGAATATCATGGGGCTTGCCCAAATTGCGGCGGCAAGGATAGGTTTTGGATCAACAATCACCAAGGCGAAGTCAAAGTAAATTGCAGGCAATGCCAGGACTGGAAAAGGATAATTGATATAATGCGGCAAGATGGACTATACCCCGAATTTAATCCGCCTAAAAATCAAGATGACCCAAAGGTTTACGATTTTCCAGAGGTAAACAATGAACATCCATACCTTGCCCGCAAGAAAATTAAGCAACACAATGCTGAGATTGACGGGCCTGACCTAAGCATTCCCATTATCGACGCAAAAGGAAAGCGCGTAGGCACGCAATTCATCGATGAAACAGGCAGCAAAAAATTCAGCTATCAAATGCCAGTCACAGGTAATTTTTCAGTTATCGGCGGTAAAATCACAGACTTTGCATACATAACCGAAGGCTGGGCCACAGCGTGTAGCGTACACGAGGCCACAGGTAAACCCGCCGTATTCGCGCTAAACGCGGGCAATATCCCAGCGGTCTGCGAGGCATTACAAGCAGCCAGACCCAATGCAAAGCTAATCATAGCTGGGGATAACGACGAAGCGGGTCGCAAGGCATGCCAGAAAGCATTTGACCTATGTGGCGTAGAACATGTTTTACCTGAGCGAGATGGTAACGACTGGAATGACGTATGGATAGCACGCGGCCCTGACGCAACACGCAAACTATTACAGCCGAAAAACGTGCTGGACGATGTGGTTTTCCCAAACAACGCAGTAGCGCAACTATCGGCAAACTATATCATAAAGAACTGGCTATCGCAGAATAACCTAAGCGTAGTCTATGGCGCGTCTAACGTAGGCAAATCATTTTTCGCGCTAAGCCTAGCCTATCATGTGGCGGCAGGTATGGAATTTTTCGGCAATAAGG